CAGATTGACAACCGCTCTGCTGTGCGGTGTAGAGCCTAATCTACTGTAAACATCGCCTTTTACAGGCGCACAAACTCATCTGGAACAAGATAGCCGCCCTCTGCATCTGTACCAATGTGCAAATCATCATGGACATCGATCCAGTTGCGGTTTCTGATACTGTTCCAGAATGCCGTTTTGTAAGTGTCGCTTGCTGTACCTGTCTTTTCCGTTACGTCTGGTGCGGCAGGCTTACCGAGAACAGGAGTGGAAGTTGCTTTGTTCATTTCAGCTTCGATTTCAGCCTGTCGTTCCAGACGCTGAATTTCTTTTCCGAGATCAACAATCGTCTGTTCCATCGCATCGTATGTCTTGGAATCTTCCTCACTGAGCACGCCATTTGCGTTTCGCTTGCTGTCAAGAAAATCACGTGCTGTATCCCAGGTCTTCTTTCTCTTTTCTCTGAGTTCTTTAATCGTCATAATCAATTCCTCCAATCAATATTTCAAAAGTGCCAGTCTTTTTTCAAGCTGGTCAATCGGTGTGCCTGTAACGGATTCTGCTGATGCAGATACTTTGGATAAGAATGCAGATAGATTCTTCGATTTGGAATAGGTCATTGCGGTAAGTGTATCTTCTTTTTCTTCTTCATCCTGTTTTTCCTCTTTAGGAACAACAGGCGTTTTCTTCTCTGCAAACAGAATCCCGTCCACAAATCCCATCTCATGAGCCTTTTTTGCATTGAGCCATGTTTCATCGGACATCAGTTTCGCAATCTTGTTCCTGCTGAGATGGGACTTGGTTTCGTAGGCGTTGATAATGCTCTCTTTTACCTCATCAAGCAGGACGATAGCTTTTTCCATATCCGCCTTGTTTCCCATAGCACAAGTGCTGGGGTCGTGGATCATCATTAGGGCAGTCGGTGCAATCAAGGTTTCATCGCCAGCCATTGCTACAACCGAAGCCGCTGATGCAGCAATGCCGTCAATTTTCACAGTAACCTTGCCTTTGTGATTTTTTAGCATAGAATAAATCTGACTTGCAGCGAATACATCACCGCCCGGCGAGTTCAGCCAGACTGTCAGATTTCCGCTGACTTTTGAGAGTTCATCACGGAACAGGGCAGGTGTGACCTCATCTCCCCACCAGGTATCTTCAGAGATAGGACCGTTAAACAAAAGCTCTGTTTCCGATGTATCTTCATTTTTGATAAAGTTCCAAAATTTCTTCATTCGGTTTTCTCCTCCTTTTTTGGATTTGCAAATGCTCCTGCATCAGCAAGCTTTGTAAATGAACCATTTACAAGATAGAGATTTCCGCCTTCTTCAGCAGGAATCATATTCATATCTTCCAGTTCACGAATATCGTTAGCAGACATCCAGCCGTTTTGTCTTGCTGTGGCATAGCCCTGCATACGGGAAGCATAATCGCCACGCAGAAGTCCGTCTACATTGAACTTCACGAAATACTGCCCTTTTTCAGAATCAGAAAGAAGTGTTTTCTGCAAAGACTGCTCCCATCGAACGATCCAAGGGTCAAGGCTGTATTTCACGAAATCCAAAGAGAGATGTTCCACATTAGAAAATGTGGCATGGTCAAGGTCACCGATCATATGGAGCGGCACTCTGTACATTCTTGCAATTTCTTCAATCTGAAACTTTCTGGTTTCCAGAAACTGTGCTTCATTATTTGGAATAGCAATAGGAGTAAACTTCATGCCCTCCTCTAAAACTGCGACCTTGTGAGCATTTCTTCCGCCATAGGCTCTCTGCCAGGCATCACGCACACGTTCCGGATTTTTGATCACTCCGGGGTGTTCTAACACGCCACTTGGTGAAGCACCATTTCCGAAAAACGATGCTCCATATTCTTCGCAGGCAATAGAAATGCCGATTGCATTTTTTGCAAGTGCAATCGGCGAATATCCAACCAGTCCGTCAAATCCTAAACCCGGAATGTGTAGGACTTCATCAGCATAAAGAACGATGTCGCCCTGTTCTTTCAGATTCGGATTTGCTTCATCATAACGGCTGTAAATGTATATCAGGCGGTTTTTCTCATCACGGTCAACCTTCATTTTGTCAGGCATCAGAGGATACAGCCCCAAAACATCTCCACGACCGTTTCGGATAATTTGTGCATAAGCATTGCCATAAATCAGCAGATGGGACATTAAGGTTTCTCGGAAAACAAAAGAAGTCATTTCAGGATTTGGCTGGTCGTGGAGCAAAAAGTAAAGCGGGTGCTGTGGCACTCGCTCTTTTCCTTTATCGTTGTATTTGTACAAATGCAGTGGCAGCTGGGCAATTGCTTCTGACAGCACACGCACACAGGCATACACCGCAATATGCTGCAGGGCGGTTCTGTCGGTGACACGTTTACCGCTGTTTGCTCGCCCAAAGAAATATGTGTAGGACGGGCTATCATAGCTGTTAGTCGGCTTATCTCTGGACTTGAATAGTCCTGTGAAAATACCCATGAGAATCAAACTCCTTTCTTGACTTTAGGGACAAGGGTGTGGTATAATATGCTAAACAGAATGCAGAGCAGTTGCTCTACAAATCGGAAGTTGTAAGTGAGGTGTGTTATGGCAAAATTACTTTGTATATGTGGAAAGATTGGTTGTGGTAAAACATATTATGCTAATCGATTAAAAGAACAAGAGCATGCTGTGATTTTATCTACAGATGAAGTAACCTATGATTTAACAAATAATCAACAAGGTGACGGCTATGATGAATTTGCTATAAGAGTTAATTTATATTTAAGAAAAAAAGCAGTGGAAATTGTAAATGCAGGATGCACTGTAATTTTAGATTGGGGATTTTGGACGAAAGAAAACAGGAAAGAAATAAAAAGATATGGAGAAAATAATGGGGTTTTGGTAGAAATGCATTATATTGATATTGATGATAAGACTTGGTATGAAAATATTGAAAAAAGAAATAATGAAGTCATATCTGGAAATGGCGGATCAAGTTTTTATGTTAATGAGGGATTACTAAATAAAGTTTCTTCTCTGTTTGAAATTCCAGAAAAAGAAGAAATAGATATTTGGTATAAACCACACCAATAAATTCCAGTTTGCAAAGATAATCAAACCTATAACACCAGCATCTCCCTCAAATCATAAACCGACTCATCAGAAGCACATCCACAGCGAATTGCACGGTCAAGAGCCATAATCATGGCAACCGCACCGTCAATCTTCTCTGTGGATTTTTCTTTGTCCGGCTTGATGTTTCCGGCAGGATCACGGCGAATGAAGATGTTGTCCATCATCCACCTTAAAACCGGATGCCCGTTGTGGGCAAGCGTCTGTTCCAAGGTCAGCTTCATCAGTTCTTTGGTCGGTGGTGACATATCTTTGTAACCCTGCCCGAACTGCACCATCGTAAAACCAAGCCCCTCCAGATTCTGTGACATCTGCACCGCACCCCAACGGTCGAAAGCAATCTCTTTGATGTGAAATTTCTGCCCCAGTTCATCGATGAAGTTTTCGATAAAACCATAGTGGACAACATTGCCCTCCGTAGTTTTCAGATAGCCCTGCCGCTCCCACACATCGTAAGGAACATGATCACGCCTTACACGGAGAGGCAATGTTTCCTCAGGCAACCAGAAGTAAGGCATAACGTAGTAATGTTCATCTTCTTCCGTTGGCGGAAACACCAAAACAAATGCTGTAATATCCGTTGTGCTGGAAAGGTCAAGTCCACCGTAGCAGATTCTTCCTTCCAGTTCAGATTCATCAAAGGCAACCTTGCATTTGTCCCACTTTTCCATTGGCATCCAACGAACAGCCTGTTTTACCCACTGATTCAAACGCAGTTGCCGAAAGGCGTTCTCTTCGCCGGGAGTCTCCTTTGCAGAATTACACGCAGCCACCACCTTATCCATTCCAATGGTTTTATCCAGACTTGGGTTTGCCTTTTTCCACACCTTTGGGTCAGTCCAGTCCTCGGATTCATCTGCTCCATAGATAACCGGATAGAAAGTCGGATCATGCTTTCTGCCTTCCAGAATGTCCTTTGCTTTTTGGTGAACTTCATAGCAGATGCTGTTGGTGTCCGTTCCGGCAGTGGTAATCAGGAAGTACAAAGGCTGCATTCTGGCATCGCCGGAACCTTTGGTCATAACATCAAACAGCTTTCGGTTCGGCTGCGTATGCAGTTCATCAAACACAACCCCGTGAATGTTGAAACCATGTTTGCTATAGGCTTCAGCAGAAAGCACCTGATAGAAGCTGTTGGTCGGGATGTACACGATACGCTTTTGTGAGGTCAGGATCTTCACTCGCTTGGAAAGGGCAGGGCACATTCGCACCATGTCGGCAGCTACATCAAAAACAATGGCAGCCTGTTGACGGTCGGCAGCACAGCCATACACCTCCGCACGTTCTTCGCCATCGCCACAGGTGAGCAGCAGGGCAACCGCAGCGGCAAGCTCTGATTTGCCATTTTTCTTCGGAATCTCAATGTAAGCCGTGTTGAATTGCCGATAGCCGTTCGGTTTTAAGATTCCAAACAGGTCACGGATAATTTGTTCCTGCCA